TTTGGTAGTTAAAATAAAACCGCTTATATTTGCACCATGTTAATACAACGACGGGGCGTTTTCCCCGGAACATTAGAGAGCGTAACAATGAATACTCAAAGCATTTACAACGGTTTGAAATATACGACAAAGGAAATTAACCGCAATTACAAAATCAAAGTTAACGGAATGGTTGACGGAAAGAAAGTAAATATTGCGGTTGGGGTATCCGGGTTAATTCGTATTGTTGGCGATATTGAGTTGGTAAACTGCTTGTTAGACCGTGCGTTTAACTGTTACGGCGACAAAGAGGTTTGCAAATTGCGCCGAGGCGTTAAAATTACGTTCTATTATCAGTAAACAACGACCGGGCGTTTTCCCGGCAACAAATAATTCTTTCAACAATGGAAAAGAAAAGAACACAGGCGGCGGATATTGCCGAGATTGCAACCAAATTAGACGGAAAGGTTGAATTTTCAAGTATCGTTTACAGTCAACAATTAATGGATGAAAAGTACCGGGAAACCGGGGTTAACGATTTGCATTTTATCGGCAAAAAGTTTGGGTTGTGGTTTTATACAAGTCGGGCGGATTTGGATAACCTTTGTTATTTGAATAAAACCAAGTTCCCGACTTTGGTATTGTGCGAAAATTCATTGAGTATTTACGAGATTAAAAAATAAGGCTATGTTAACAAAAGCGGAAATAATGGAACGGGCGGAATTGAAAGTTGATTTATCAATATTACCCGCCGAGGCATTGGAAAAAATGAACGAAATGTTTAACGGCGATTACGCCGGGGCAATGGCGGAAACAGACGCCGCAATTGAAAAGGGCGTTGATTTATATTTGTCGGCGGTTGGTCGCCGGGTTGAGGTTCTGACAGACGGTAAAGCAAAAGCCACGACGGTTGCCCGGATTGATTACGACAAAGAAAACGATTATTACGTTTTGGAGTTCGCCGACAAAGGGCGGTTTATGTTTCGCAACGGCGGTTTTTCGTCGTTGGGACATACCGGGGAATTTTACGGAATAGTGAACGACCCGGAAAAGAAAAGCGGTATTAAATTTTTGTAAAACCAAGCCGGGGGCGCAATCCCCCGGCGTAACTATTTAGAGCGATGAAAAAGGCAGATTTGGACGTATTGAGAACGTCGGCGGGATATTGGGCGTATATGGAAACCCATAACGAACATACGGAAAGTTGTTTGATTTGTGGACGACCTACAAAGCCCGCAACGCAAAAGTTGGTACAATTGGCAATCGACGGTTTTATTACAGATTGCGACGTTGATTTGGGCGATAATTCGCAGGGTTGTTTTCCGGTTGGGAAAACGTGTTATAACAACTATCTAAAAGCCGCAAAAGATGAATAAAATAAAACGTTATCGGTTATCGCAAGCGATGTACGATATTATCCAAAAGGCGAACGGCGGGTTGTTTCTGTTATATACCCGGCACAATCCCGGCGACGTGTTGAACCTATTGTTAGACGGCAACGATATTGGGTTGAAGTGCCAAATTGAGAGTTGCCACGACCAATATTATAAATATTGCAAAGTGATTAAGGAGGGCGAACAATGAGCCGTAACAGAGAGCGACAACAAGAATTACAACCGGAACGGGTCGAATACGCCCGTACCCGGTTGGAGGCGTTGGGGTATCCCGTAACCGAGATAAACGCCACGACCTTACAATTTACTTTCCGGGGTTCCCCGGTTACATTATACCCGTATTCCGGTTGGTTTACAGGAAAAACCGTAAAGGACGGGCGGGGAATTATGAACCTATTAAAACAAATACCGATGCGTTGGGCGTTAAGACGACAGGAAAAAATAAAAGCGGCTTTTGAGCCAAACGGGGACGATATATTGACCCGGATAAAAGAGAGTTTAACCCGCTATTTTTCCGCCGACCGTTCGGAGTTCCCGGACGGATACCGGGAAATTGAGGACGATTTTAACCAATTGCCGGGGGAACCGTACCCGACCATTGCAATAAACGACGTCGGCAACGATAGTCGAATGATTGAATTTTATGTTACCGGGAAACAATACGATGTTTTCCATTTGGCATTTAAGGGGTTTACAAAGTGTTGAGATATGGAAAGCGTAATTATTGAGGAAATGCGGGCGTTTCTGCAATTGGGATTGAACCCAAAACAAAGGCAATATTTCGCCGATACAATCGCCGTTGCAAAACGTGTTGAGGTTGTCCGGGCGGCGGACGTGTTTAATCCTTACGAATTGGAAATTATCCGGGGCGTTCTGAAACCCCAACCGCAACAATGTTATCGTAATGCGCATTTGCTTTGCCAATTGTTCCCGGACGACGTATTGTATTGCGAGGGTAAAACGCATACTTTAATACCAATCGACCACGCATTTAACCGGGTCGGCGACAAATACGTTGACATTACGTTTGAGTTTGCATTGAACGACGCCGAGTTGACGGAATACGAATACGTTGTTTTCGGGGAATATGATTTGCAGACAATCGACCGGATAACAGAGGCAACGGGATTTTACGGGGATATATACCGGAACGTTTACGTTGAGAGGCTAAAAAGAGATACCCCCGGCAATCCATAAGGACGACCGGGGGCGGTACGCAGTAACCGAGAGCGATATTTGGTAATGCGGTATTGCAAAGGTAGGTTAAAAATCCGATTATCCAACGTCCCGGTAAAAATCAATTTGATAAACAAAGATTATATTTTTGGTAATTAAAAAATTCTTTCTACATTTGCAGAAACAAAACCCACCGGGGGGAATACCCGGCAACGATATGAAAGTAAAAGAGAGCAAAGAATTAAACGAGTTGGCGACCTTTTCCGGGAAACCCGCCAAACAGGTATCCGACATTATCGTTTCGGAATTACTCAATAAAAAAATAATTGAGGAAACGCCGGACAATTGGGGTTGCCCGATTTCCGATTGTTACGAACGGGATATTACCGTTGTTGAGATTGCCGGGGTTATACGTGCAATCGGTATCGACGTTGTAAAATCGGTACATTTGGACGCATTATTGGAATGTGTGTTGATTGGCGACGGGGATTGCCCGGAGTGTGGCGGCGAAATGGAGGTTACGGACGGCGAATATAAGCAAACAGGCGGGGACGGATATATTACGCCCCCGGAATATACCCCAATTTGGGAGGAAACAACGTGTACGCATTGCGGACACAAAGAGAGTAACGAACCGAGTTATTAACAATAAAAATTAAAGTTATGGCATTGAGATTAAGAGTAAACGAAGCAATCGCCCGTTCCGAGGCGAACGGAAAAAAGGTTTTGAAAAAAGACATTGCCGCCCGTCTTTTTGAGGGTGCAAGCGAAAGCGCACAACAGGTAAATATGACGAATTTATGTAACGGCACGACCAAACGGATTGTCCCGGAATGGGTCGTTATCCTTTGCGAAATGTTGGATTGTACGGCGGATTATCTGTTTGGTATGGAGGGCGGAAACGATGAAAAGTAAATTTGTTGCATGGTTGGAAGCCGCCGCCGATACCATGTTTTCGGATTTATGGCAGGCAAAAGCCTTAATTGTCGTATTCGGCGTATTGGGGTTATGTTGTTTAGTTGGTTCTTTTTGGAACCCGTGGCAATTGATTTTTGCGGCAATGTGCGCCGCAATGGTTTTATGTGGTATTTCAGAATATAAAAAGTATAAAAAATGAGAGCGAAAAAGAGCGATAAACCGGGCGACCCGGTAAAAGAGGTTGCGGGAACCGTTGGCAATGTTGCCCCGGATATGTTCCCCGATATTAACGAGGAACAACAAACGATTATTCCCCCGTTCGTTGAGGTTCAACCGGAACAACCAACCGGAGTGTTTGAGATAATACCGGGCATGACGGTTGAGGAAATGACGGCAATGTTTTTCGACGAAAAAACGTTGATTGAACCGCCGTATAAGGTTTGGCAGTTAAACAGTAAGGGACACAGGTATTATTACCGTTACGACGATGCCGGGAACCCGGAGTTTTTCCCGTCTGTTACAACCGTGTTGTCCCAAACATTACCCAAAGCCCCGCATTTAATCAATTGGATTGCGAACAAAGGCATTGAGGAAGCCGAGCGATACAAAGGCGAACGGGCGGCGTATGGAACGTTTATGCACGCCGCATTTGAGGAATTATTGATTAACCGGGCGTATGATTTGGACGGACTGAAAGGCAAACTAAAAGAATATATTGAGGTTTACCGATTGCCGGACGATTTCATATATTACGCCGACGACTTAAAAAAGGACGTATTGGCATTTGCGCAATTTGTATTGGATTATGATGTTAGACCGTTAGCCGTGGAAATTGCGTTGGTACACCCGTATTACAAGTATGCCGGAATGATTGATTGCCCGTGTACGATGCGGGCAAAGATTGGGAGCGACGACCGTATTAACGCAATCGTCGATTTCAAAAGCGGGCGAAAAGGTTTTTACGAGGAAAGCGAAATACAATTAGGAATGTACCGGGATATGTGGAACGTCAATTTTGAGCAATTCCCCGTTACCCGTATTTTTAATTTCAGCCCGAAAGATTGGCGCAAACGCCCGTCGTACAACTTGAAAGAACAAACCGAAAGCCCCAATATACGCAAAATCCCCTATCTGTTAGAGATTGCCGCCATTGAGGACGAAAAGCGGGACAACACGTTTACGGCGGTTAATGGTATGGTTCTTTTGGACGACGCCCCGGATTTAACCCAAAACGTAATATCGTTGTCGTTGTCGGAATTGATTAAAACCAAAGCCCCCAAAGAGGCAACCCCGGACGAAACCACGGACGCCGCCGATAAGGTCAAAGCAGATGCGAACGCACCGGAGCCAACCGAGGAAACCGGGATAAAGAAAACAACGATTATAAAGCGTGCCGGGAAAAAGGCAAAGGAGGCAGAAAACAAGCCCGCCACGGGACGAAAGACGGCGAAACGAACGGTTGCACCGGAAAAGGAGCAAAAGCCCGTAAACACGCCTAAAAAGCCCAAAAATGAGAATAAGAAAAAATTGTTGAACGACGACCCCGAAATATAAAGAGCGATGAAAGGACGAATAAGACGACCGGAGGCGGAAAAATCCCGTTTGATTTTACCCCGTGTCGGACAAATAAAAATCGGAATGAAAAACGCTAACGGATACCCGCAAAGCGTTGATTATTTTATACCAACGGGAAAGTATGCCGGGTTATTTACACAGGCATACGGCGAAAAGCCCCAAACAATACAAATCGTTTTCCCGGACGACGACCCGGCGAAAGTATGCAACGAACGGTACGAATACCGGGACGACGACGGACGATTGATTGCGGCGGGCGACGGCGAAACGTTCCAAGTATGGGACGGCAAAAAGTACGAAACGTTGACAACGGAAAAGTACCCAAATTTGATGCAATCCATTACGAAACGTTACCCAAACAAAAAGAGCAAACAGGACGGACACGACGGTTGGGAAATTACGTTGACGTTGAATTTTATTGTACCGTTGGTACGTGGCGTTGCCGGGGTATGGCAATTCGCAACAAAGGGTACGGCGTCCACAATCCCGCAAATCCGGGAAACGTTCGACGGTATGTTGGCGGAACGTGGTTTTTGTAAGGGAGTAATTTTTGATTTGAATGTACAATTTGCGACAACCCAAAAACCGGGCGACCGTTCCCGTTTTCCGGTTGTTTCATTGGTTCCCAATGAGAGTGCCGACAACGTATTGAAAGTACGTAAGGCATGGGAACCCGTTAAACAATTGGAGGGCGGCGAATAATGGCGGATACTATCAGACGAACCAAAAGGACGGGCAATTTTACGACCGTCCGCAACGAATATTTACAGGACGTAAATTTAAGTTGGAAAGCAAAGGGATTGATAACGTATATTATGAGTTTGCCCCCGGATTGGCAATTGAATTTGTCCGACTTAAAAAAGCGGTCAAAGGACGGACGGGACGCAACCGCCGCCGGATTGCGTGAATTGATAACGAACGGATATTGCCAACGTTGCAAAGTTCGTGGCGACGGCGGAACATTTGTTGGGTGCGATTACGAGGTTAGCGATATTAAAGAGTTTGAACCGGAGCAACCACAAACGGAAAACCCGTTTATGGATACGCCACAAACGGAAAATCCGGTTGCGGTTAATCCCGAAACGGAAAAACCCGATACGGAAAAGCCGACACTAATAAATACTAATCAAAGTAATAAAACAGATATACCAAATACTAATCCAAGTAAACCCGCCAACGGGGTTGTCGGGGATTTGTTCCCGGATGAAAAAGGGGTTGACGATAAGGATAAAAAAAG